TCTTCCACGACGTTCATCAATTCAGGCAGGCGGTTGTTCTTGATGCTTTGTATCTCACCGTCGTCCGTTCGTAAGTGCCCACAAACAATGGATTGCAGGCGCATGATCTGTGTAAGCACCGACGCGGTGGTGGCCAACTCGCCACCCTCCATCTGGGCCAGGGCTAGTTCTTTCATCTGCCCGTATACCTTCACCTGCTCCGTGGTCAACGGCACGTTGCGCGCCATATATACCTTGTCCGGCAAGTCCAAGCAGTCACGCTTCAACACCCGGGCGCTGAACTGGTCTAGCTTGTCGGTAAGCTCCTCAAGACGTCTAAAGCCCACAATCTTCTGAAAGCTGCGATGCCCCATGCTCCGCTGCTGCGTCACGGCGTAGCGATTTTGAAAAGCATAGTAGTTGGTGTAGCCCAAGGCGTCGTCGCCCAGGTAGGCACACTGGCTAAACAAATCCATAGGTGTCTTGGTGATGGGGCTACCGGTCAGGATGCGGCGATATTTTGATGCCCGGCCAATCTCAAGCACCGTTTTAGTCCGCTGCGCCTTGCGGTTTTTGATCGTGGTGCTTTCATCAACGATAGATATGTTGTCTGGGTTTAGCTGCAAAAATTTAATCGCAGAGGCCGCCCCTTTCTTCGTGGACAACGCTTCTATGTTCATAATCAGGATGTGCAACGTCCCCGGCTCACGGTTCTCTCTCAAAGCTATGTCTTTGATTTCTTGGGTAAATTTCTTTGTAAAGTTGGGCTGCCAACGCACTATCCGAGTGGGTATGTCGTCGGGCAGATGTGCCGGTATTTCTTTCCTGACCCAGTTATCGTAGACGCCTTTGGGTGCCAGGATAAGGGCCGTATCTATGTCTTTGCGCTTGAACAGAGCGCCCATGGTATCTATCGCTACCTTGGATTTACCCGTGCCCATTTCCATGAACAGCGCATACATGCTAGACGTCCAAGACTGGTCAAAGACAGTTTTTTGGTGTTCGTAAGGTGTTGTTTTGAATTTATACATGGCTTTCTATTTACACTTGACTTCTGAGATTATATGGGACTATTATCCTCCTCCGCAAGGGCAAAACATGTCCTTTAATCACGAAAGGAGAAAAACGATGGTCGATGACCTCTTTGCAGAAATGGAAGCAGATCAGTCCGGTGGGTCTGCCGTAGAATCCCTCGATACCGGTGGCGTGGCCAGCATTGCTGAAGTTGCAAGAGCTGTCCGAAACAAGCAAGACGAAATAGAACTCTTAGACAGTAAGCTCAAACAGAGCAAGAAAGATTTGCTGAAGCTGACCGACGAAGACCTTCCCGCTTTGCTACACGAAGTCGGCGTATCCAAAATGGAACTAGAAGACGGTTCCAAAGTCGAGCTAAAACCAACTTATGGCGCTTATATCAAGGTTGAAAACCGAGATTCTGCTTATAGTTGGCTGCAAGAAAATGGGTATGACGATATCATCAAGAACGTTATTAGTTGTCAATTTGGTCGCGGCGAAGACCAAATGGCTAATGACCTCATGTCCTCTCTTGCTGGTCAGGGCTACCCTGCCGCACAGAAGCGGGACATTCATCCACAGACCCTGAAAGCATTTGTAAAAGACCAGGTTGAATCGGGCAAGCAGTTTCCGATGGACTTGTTCGGAGCTTATGTGGGTCAACGCGCAAACATTAAAAAAGGTTAACGAAAAATGGCAGAAGCAAAGAAAAAAGAAGTGGCCGAAAAGGCTAGTACGGAGTTGGCGGCAGTCTCGCTATTTGAGGCCGATGCTGAGACTATGGGTGAGACTCTTGATCAAGATGACGTCAAGATTCCATTCCTTAAAATTGATAAGGATAACGGCACGATATTGCAGGAAGTAACAGGGCAGCAGTGGAAACCGGAAGACGGTGTCACTGTTATTCCTTGTGCATATCAGCGTGTGTTTATCGAATGGGCTCCGCGTGGATCAGGTCCTGGGGCTCCCGTTAACATTTATCAGAAGGATGATAAGCGCCCTGAAACAGAGCGTGATCCGTCCACCAACAAAGACGTGATTGTAGGCGGTGGTGGTAATTACATCGAAGAGACACATCAGCATTTTGTTCTTATAAAACAAGAGGATGGGACGCTGGAAGCTGCCTTGATACCGATGAAATCTACACAGCTCAAGAAGTCCAGAGCGTGGAACACGGTGGTTAGCAGTCGCACGATGCAAGGTGCGAACGGCATATTCAAGCCGCCACGTTTTGCGTACACATATAAGCTTACGACACAGCACGAGAACAACAACAAAGGCGATTGGTGGGGTTGGAGTGTTGAGCTTGAGGAGTCGTTGGCTGAAACAAATCAGGTCGATGCGTATCAACACGCACGCGAGTTTGCCAAGAGCATCCGCGCTGGCGACGTAGTTGTTAAGCACGAGCAGGAGGGTGACGACGGCAGTAACTCTGACGACGTTCCGTGGTAATTAATACGGGGCCGAAAGGCCCCGTTTTTCGGGTGAAACATGATTGATAACGCTAAGAAATTTGCGGCTATCTTTGACGGACTAAAGCAAGCTTACGGCACATATCGGATAGATCGCAAAGCGCAAAATGGAAAGAATACCGGTAAGGCAACCGTTGTTAAAACGCCACGAACAAAGGACACCTGGCTCGGTCATTTAAGCGGAGAGGGTGAAGCAATTGGAATTATACCGATCAACGAAGACAACCAGTGTAAGTGGGGTTGTATCGACGTTGATCAGTATCCGTTAGATCACAAAGAGCTAGTAGACAAAGTGCGTAGCATGAAGCTGCCGCTTGTCGTGTGCCGTTCCAAGTCAGGAGGCGCTCACTGTTTTTTGTTTACAAAGGAATGGGTTACTGCAAAGAAGATGCAGGAGACCTTACAAACTATTGCTGCAAGCTTAGGCTACGGCGGTAGTGAAATATTTCCTAAACAAGTCAAGTTGTTCCTGGACCGGGGTGACGTAGGTAATTTCTTAAACCTTCCGTATTATGATGCGGAGGAAGGGTTGCGCTATGTCATTAAAGATGATGGGCAGTCCGGTACAATCGAAGAATTCTTTGGGTTGTACGATCAATACGCTCAAGAACCGGAGCAGCTTGACAGCATAACCATAGAAGAAGCGGACACTAACATCATTGTCAAAGATGGTCCGCCCTGTTTACAAACGCTTTGCACGCAGAAAATAAGCGAAGGTGGACGGAATAATAGGCTCTTCAACGTTGGTGTGTACTTACGCAAAGCTTTCCCAGATAGTTGGGAATCTGAGATTTTAACGTATAATACGCGCTACTTCGAACCTCCACTTCCTCTCTCCGAAGTTAATCTTGTAGCGAAACAGCTTCAGAAGAAAGATTACGCTTACAAGTGCAAAGACGCCCCGATCTGTGATTACTGCAATGCCGAGGTCTGTAAGACGAGGAAGTACGGTATTGAGGCCGCAGTATCGGGTGCGACCATTGCGAACCTTCGCAAGTACAACTCTACTCCCCCTGTGTGGTTTATGGATGTTAACGGCTTTCCGTTAGAGCTGGATACAGACGCTCTAATGAACCAGGCTGCGTTTCAGCGCGCCTGTGTGGAACAGCTCAATTTTATGCCGCAGAGTGTAAAGAAGGACATGTGGGAGGCCCGTATAAACGGGTTGCTGTCAGAGATGAGCGATACAGACGGTGCCATCATTGAAGTGTCGCAGGACGCCTCTATCAACGGTCAGTTCTATGATTTATTAGAAGAGTTTTGCACAGTCATGCAGCAAGCAGACAACAGGGAAGAGATTCTGCTGCGCCGCCCATACACCAATGAAGACGATGAGCGAACTTACTTTCGCATTAAAGATTTTACCGCGTATCTGCACAAGCATCGTTTCTTTGAATACAAAAGCCATAAGATTGCCCAGCGTTTACGAGACATAAACGGCGAATCAACTTCTTTAAAGATTAGCGGAAAAGCAGTGAGGGTGTGGAGCATACCCGCATATGCTGCTCCCATTGGCGCTATAAAGCCCAACGGAATTTCTTCTGCTCATCCGCAGCCGTTTTAATGTTTCGTATATTTGGTCCTCCCGGGACTGGAAAGACAACTACGCTTCTTAACTATGTCGACCAGGCATTAGAAGCAGGTATGTCGTCACAAGACATTGCATTTTTTGCGTTCACCCGGAAAGCGGCGGGCGAGGCGAGGGAACGCGCCGCCCGTCGTTTTCAACTTAATGAAAAGGCTGACCTGCCGCATTTTAGAACGTTGCATAGCTTTGCTTACCGCGCGCTTGGTATACGCGATCACGATCTAATGAAGAAAGAAAACTTCGATGATCTTTCTAAAAAGATAAAGATACCTCTCAGCATTAGACCGCACTACGATTTTGAACAAGAGTCTTCATCTAATCTTTTAGAACACCCGGTGTTAGGACTTATTAACCTGTCCCGCCTTAAAAAGACTACGTTGCGTTCAGAGTACAACCAAACCGCATTAGACGAATCGTGGCCCGAGGTTGAATACATTGCTGCGGCCTACGCAGAGTACAAGCAGTTTCATGGTTTATTGGACTACACCGACATGCTTGAGCTGTTTACAAAGGATGCGGAGAGAGTGTGCCCTTACTTCAAGCTTTGTTTTTTGGATGAAGCCCAGGACCTTTCACCCTTACAGTGGGATATCGCTCATGCCATCGACAAAAAAGCAGAACGCATGTACTGCGCGGGAGACGACGATCAAGCTATCTATAGATGGGCAGGTGCAGATGTTGATCAGTTCATCAACCTGCCCGGCGGAAGTGAGGTATTGGAACAATCCTATCGAATCCCGCAAGCCGTCCATCGACTTGCAGAAAGTATTGTTTCGAGAATCCATAGACGTTTCCCAAAAAAATATAACCCTAAGCCTCAAGAAGGCAGCGTTAGAAGACTGACCAGTCTAGAAGAGTTGGATATGTCGGACGGCGAATGGCTGGTAATGGCACAGGCAAACTACATGCTGTCGCCCCTTGCAGAGCAGCTCAAGAGTGGCGGTTACTTGTTTGAGCGTAACGGCTCACGGTCCATCTCTGAGCGTTTGTCCGTGGCTGTAAACGGATGGGAGTCCATGCGTAAAGGACGCCCGGTGTCCCTCAAGACCGCCGAAACAATATATAGCTATATGTCCGGCAACGGCGTGCGCGTCGCACGTGGCAAGAAAAAGATAGTGGCTCCTGACGATCAGTTATTCACTCTTGAACTATTGCAGAAAGAACACGGTCTAATCGCTGATGACAGCATGATATGGCATGTCGCAATGGACAAAATTCCTGCGGTAGACCGCGCCTACATCACATCTTTATTGAGACGAGGAGAAAAGTTTAATGCATTACCCCGTATCAAATTGTCCACGATCCACGGCACAAAGGGGGGAGAGGCAGAGAACGTCGTTCTGTTACTTGATCTGAGCCCCGCTGCCTTACGAACCCCTGCCGACGATTTGCACCGCGTGTTTTATGTTGGTGTCACTAGAACAATAGAAAATTTATTTATCGTCGATCCTGAGAATTATGAAAGAGCTTACAACTTATGAAAAAAGACGAACTTGACCCTTTGTACTACAACAAATGCGATGCCTGCGGTAACACCGCCACAGCCGTTGTTGATGTGGAAAACAACGTGAGGAAAGGTTGGTACTGCCAACACTGCACACACTTTAGTAAAGCCATAGGCCGAGAAACTATTTGGAGAGCAAAAGAAAATGCCCGGTAACTTACAGATGGCGATGTTCGCTCAGAAGACAGATTGGCTGCCCCCAGAGCATCCTTTTCCAGAAGAAATTTTAAACGCCAAAGAAATAGCAATTGACGTTGAGACACGCGACCCACACATCAAGTCGAACGGCCCGGGGTGGGCTACAAAGAACGGCGAGGTGGTGGGCTATGCCATAGCTGTTCCGGGGTGGAAGGGTTACTTCCCTGTAGGTCACCTGGGTGGCGGCAACATGGACCAGCGCATCATCAATAAATATTTAAAAAAGGTGTTTGAGTCTCCGGCAGACAAGATCATGCACAACGCTCAATATGACCTGGGCTGGATACGTGCGATGGGTTTTGAGGTCAAGGGCCGTGTGATCGACACGATGATGACCGCTGCGCTTGTAGACGAGAACCGATTCTCCTACAGCCTGAACGCCCTGTGTTACGACTACCTGGGCAAGACCAAGTCTGAGAAGACCCTGACAGAAGCAGCACGCGAGTTTGGCGTGGACCCCAAGGGTGAGATGTGGAAGCTGCCCGCGATGTATGTGGGGCCTTACGCGGAGGTTGACGCCGAAATTACCTTAGAGCTTTGGTCACATCTCAAGACCCTATTGAACCGAGAGGACCTATGGCAAATCTGGGAATTGGAAACGGACCTGCTGCCGTGCCTCGTGGACATGACATACAGGGGCATCCGAGTCGATACCGACCAGGCGGAACGCACCAAACAAGAACTTTTAAAACGTGAGAAGGCCGCCCGTAAACGGCTCAAGGAACTCAACGGCTCTGATGTGGAAATCTGGGCGGCTGCTTCTATCGCTAAGGCGTTTGACAAGCAGAACATAAAATACGCAAGGACAGAAAAAGGCGCGCCTAGCTTCACTAAAGCGTTTTTGTCTGAACACCCCTCAGAACTGGCTAAGTTAATCATGGAAGCGCGTAACCTGAACAAAATACAGGGAACGTTCATAGATTCCATATTGAAGTTTGTCGGCAGGGATGGCCGTGTGCATGGGCATATCAACCAACTGCGCTCAGACAGCGGGGGCACCGTTTCCGGCCGTCTATCCATGAGCAACCCAAACCTTCAACAAATCCCGGCTCGCGACCCGGAGCTAGGACCTATGATCCGTAGATTATTTTTACCGGAAGAAGGCGAGCAGTGGGCTGCAATAGACTTCAGTCAACAGGAGCCACGCATACTGACGCACTACGCGCACGCATTCTCGGAGTACAAGAACATGGACCTGCCGGGCGTCAAAGAGTTTGTCGAAGCCTACAACGAAAACCCGAATATGGATTTTCACAGCATGGTTGCCGACATGGCGGAAATCCCCCGCAAACAGGCGAAAGTCATAAATTTGGCGATGATGTATGGGATGGGCGTCAATAAACTGTCGCAGCAGCTAGACATCACCCTGCCGGAGGCCAAGGAGCTTACCAAACAGTACCACGACCGCGTGCCGTTCGTTCGAGGGTTGATGCAAGGGGTACAGCGCTCCCTGGACGATAAACGCTCTAGCGGCTCCATACGCTCCCTGGGAGGACGTAAGTGCCGGTTTGATTTATGGGAACCGGACGCCTTTGAAATGAATAAAGCTTTGCCTTACCAGGACGCAATAAACGAATATGGGCCCACGACCCGTCTTCGCAGGGCGTACACCTATAAATCATTGAACCGTTTAATCCAGGCGGCGGCCGCAGATATGACCAAACAGGCTATGGTGGACGTCTACAAGGCCGGTACGGTGCCTTTGCTCCAGGTGCATGATGAGTTGGCTTTCAGCGTAAAGTCCGTGGAACAGGCTCGTGAGCTGTCTGAAACCATGAAAAACGCCATACCTCTAGTGGTCCCGAACAAGTGCGATATTGAAATGGGCCCAAACTGGGGAGATTTTGAATCTGTCGATTAATCTTATATAATCGCAGATATTAGCCTTGGAGAAACCGATGGATACAAACAAGTGGAAAAGCGTCTTACTTCCAAAAGACGTCTACGAAGAGATCGTAGTCATTGCCGACGTGGAGGGCCGCACTATCAGCGGCCAACTGCGCGTGGTATTTGAAGCGTGGAAAAACGAAAACCTTTCGGATAGAGACCGACGCTACATTAAGGATCGTTTAATCGAACACCGAGAGAAGAATAAACCCGATCCAAAAGAAGAAGACACCGTCTTTTCGGTCAAGGATTATTATAATGCTCACGATTGAACAAAAATTTAAAAGAGCATTTGAGAAAGTAGAGCGACAAATCCAGGAAAATGGCGCGGCTAACACCGACGACGTCAAGACGCTTCAAATGTGGCAAGCACTACTAGGCGTGAAGCACGAGGCCAACCGACCAAACGAGGCGATTCCAGTTGGGAACAAAAGTAACAGTTGAGTTTACCGAAGAAGAGGCGGACAAAGTCTTTGAAGCTATCGATAAATTTAATGAGAGCGTAGCGGAACTAAAAGAGCTGGTAGACCTTGCCTACCGGCTCAATGATAAATTGGAAACTCAAGATCGCCATTAACCATTTCTACCTGTCCCAGGCACGCATAACACAGGATAGACTCTACTTGCGCCTCGGATTCAACCAAGAACTGGTAGATAATTGGCTCTAAGGAAAACATTTCCTTACATCTAGAACACTGGTACTCACTGTCGGGCTTCTTCATATGGCGTAGCTCGCTTTCCTCGATATACCCAGTCTCGCACCGTATCTATGGGTACACCATATTTTTCCGCAATCCAATCAACTTTGCGGTTCTCTACGTTTCTCGCTTGTCTAACCTTATCCACAAGTTCTTGTGGCCATTTAGCTGGTCTACCCGCCATATGTTGAGTCTCCCGAAAAAATGTAAATTTATACGATTTTTTTGGGTAAAACAAGTTGAATATGGGTATTTTATGTGTGTATACTGGCCCCCTAACCAAAACGGAGGTCTTGATGAAAAAAGAAACGGAACCAAAAGACTTGGAATATAGTCACATGCATCACGCACAACTTAATCGTGATTTACAAGAAGTTTTAGATTTTGCTAAAAATATTCTTGATGATCACAATAACCTTAGAACACACGTAGAAAAGTTAGTTAACTACATTGATGTCGTGCGAAGGGGTTCAAACTAATGAAAATATTAGACGAAGAGTTAGAGCTGATCTCTGACCTGGCCTTTACCGCGTCAATGGACTGTGACTGCGCCATAAGCAATTTAGAAGACCATGAAACAGCGCGTTGGGTCTTACAGGGCCACAGCGAAAAATGTTTGGCGCTTGTGGAAAAAATAAACATTGAACGAACCAAAAGATTAGAGGCTCGAAAAAATGTCTAAACAAGAAAAGGTGTTTGATATAGTGGATTCTGTCGAAGACTCCATCATGTCCGTTTTTTATCAACAACATTGCGATATTCCTTTAAATTACCTGATGGTTGCTTGCGAACGGCTCGCGGCCCGCATGGCTTCTGACATAGGCGTCAATCCCTCCGATTACGTCAAATGTTCTGAGCAAATGATCCAGCAAGTTCAACGAGAAAAGAAAGAAAATTCGGATGAAGTTTTTTCTGAGCCTTAAAAAGAAGCACGAGCCGGTTAAGTGTTTACATTGCGGCGTGAGTTTTGTTCCTAAAAAACCTGATCACAAAGTATGCACCCATGATTGCCGTCAAGCGTGGCGAAAAAAGAAAAGGTACGAAGACCGAGTAACAAAAGCTTGCGATCACTGCGGAAAACCTTTTTTGGCAAAGAACGTAAACCACCGCTTTTGTTGCGCGGCATGCTCTAGCGTGAAAAATGTGACTCCGGCCGTGCTTAAAAAGTCAGTCTGCGGCGACTTGGACGAATACAAACAGATGCAATTAAATAACAAAGGTTTCGACCTTTGGTTTAACAAACACACAGGAGAAGACAAATGGAAGCTGTAATAATCTTTGGCATAGTCCTTTCAGTAATTGTCGTGTACCACACACTATGACTCTTAAACTATATTACGCCTTTCTCGCTACTGTGTTTGTAAGCGCCTTGGTGCTGGATTTGTTATTCGACACAGCGGAACCGGTTGCCGAGCAAACCCCCGCAGCCGTGAAAGAAACGGTGTTTAATGTCGATGGCCTGACTTGCTGGGCAGGTAACAACCCCACCCTGGTCTATGACACAACCGATAGCACCGCTAAAATCACAATCACCTGCAAGGACGAAGTGCTTTTTCACTACCTCCCGGCAATAGAGCGGACGCAATGAAATGCCCCCCACTGACCACGGCCCGAGGACCATACCCAGGTATGAGCAAAGGCCGTTATGCGTCCTACAAACGCGGATGGGAAGCCGCCGACAAACGTTTGACACCCCTTAAACGTCGTCGTAAAGTGTCTTAGAACCGTGAGATCGGTTTATTTCGTAATTACCCCCTTGTTGTAATTTATAAGCCCGGGCTTGTCCCGGGCTTTTTTTTGCCTATAATAATGTCCCATGTCATTCAGCGAAGATAATCTAGACACCGCCTGCATTTACGCCGAGAACGCCTACGACGACAACATCGTCGGGGCCACCAAGGTAGAGTCCGCCAGGACGTCCACAACGGCTTTTGTCCACCGGACCCCGCATCTCGATATCGTCGTCTTTAGAGGCACACAGCAGGTCAGAGACTGGATGTACAACGTTCTCAGCTTTCCTCGACCGTACAAAGGCAGACTCTGCCACGCAGGTTTCGTCAGGGCCCATCGCTCAGTTTGGCCGGAAATCAGAAAACTCCTGGACCCGGCCAAAAAGCTGTTGATTTGTGGGCACAGCTTGGGCGGGGCTCTGGCGGAACTCTCCGCCTGGTCCTGCTCCGAGTTTAAAGACGTCCACTTGATTACAATGGGCAAGCCCAACGTTTTCTTCCGGCCCGCCCGAAACGGCAAGATGCCCTGGATGAAGACGCAACTGTCCGTGGTCTGCGGCTCTGACGCCGTCCCCCGCGTTCCACGGTTCTTTTTCGGCCCCGATGGAGGGCAGACCCAACTCTACTTTGATAACTCCTCTGGGAAGGGTCACATCAACCCCAGCAAGAAGTTTAAGAAGGAGGACTGGCGCGCCTCAGACTCGGTGTCTGATCATTTCATGGATTCTTACAGGAAGTGTGTCGAAGCTTTTGACAAAGCGGAGTTGCCAAAGGACCGCTTAAAAATCTAACGGTTTCTATCGCGGGTATCTTTGGGGTTTTCGTAGGCATCCCCACGACGGCCCTCACCCGGGTCTTTTCTGTCTTTCTTTTTCTTCCCAGGTTTCTTTCTATTTTTATTAAGCCGGGCCATCGCCTCGTCCACCTTTTCGCTGTCCATCTTGCGTGCCTTCTTTACAAACTTTAAGGCTTTCGCTTGCGGCAACAAAGAAACCAGGTCCATGAACAAATCCATCTGATCTGTGGGCGGCCCACCCTTCGCCAGACCAATCGCGCTGCGGACATAGTCCATGATGCCCTTTTCAATGGGCGGCTTTGACTCAACCGGTACACGGAAACCGTACATCTCCTGGCGCTCCGGGGTCAGAAACATTCGCATTGCTTTGTTTATACGCCTCAAACGGTCTTCGTTCCTGGGGTCATCCGTTTCGCCACCCCGAGCAGCATTACTAACGGCATCTGCCATAAACTCTTCGTTATCCCTGGAAAGCGTGGGAAACTTTATGGCCCGGACGTCTTCTTCCTCTAAATTACTCTCCGCCCATTTAACGAAATCGTCATACATAGGGGAGTCAAATGCCCGGTGCGTGAACTCATGGAGAAGTGTAGGCTGGGGGCTTACAAACTTTTCTTTTATGCTTGCCATTAGTTCAGGTGTCATTAGCAGCGGTTGAAGCTGTTTTTGAACCTCCAGGATGCGATCCGCTTTGGGCTCCGCCACCTGTTGAAGAAAAATTTCACCTCGACGCACTGGCTCGGACCCTTTTGACATCAGAGCCTGAGAAGCTAAATCGTATTGTCCGCGAGACCCAACAGAAAAACCCTCTTCGTTAACCGGCCCCTCTCTTTTTGAATATAGCCCCGCAAAGGACATGGTAGGGTCCTGCTCTTCAGCGACATACGTCTTAAATCTAACGTCGTCCGCGCCAACAGCAGGGAGTACACCAAGCTCGCCCCCTGGCGATAACCGTTGGTCTACTTTGTTATACACGTCAGCCATCATCTCTTGATCAGCAAACATAGATGACGCCGCACGGGCCAGGGCAAGCTCGTCAGGGGTGAACAGACCAGGAATGCCTTCCTGGCGCTCTTGTTCGGAGAGAAGTGTTAGATCGGGTGTTTCAGCCATTCCTGGATGATACCCGATGGAATGGCCCCAAACCAGGGGAGTTGCATTTACACATAAAGTATGATACCATGGTTTTGGAAGCTGACAGAAAGATCGGCTCCACGTTCTTTAACAACAAAGGAAATTACAATGCAAGTGATTAAAATTACTGCCGTCGAACACGAGGGCAACCCAGACTTCTTCACCGCCATCGTCGTCCAGACGTCCGAAAAACAAACCGTGGACTACGGCCACTTCGGATCAACCAAGTACACCTGGCAAAGCAACGGACCCGGAGTCAACTGTATACACATCACGCCCCACGACCACAGCATCCACGAGTACGACACACACGATCCAAACTTCTGGAAATACTTTAAACGGATCAGTGAGGACAACGACCTGATCAAGGAATGGTTCGATGTCCCCGACACAGACGAAAAATTGATACAGTTCGACTTCGAGGCATACACCAAGATGGAAAACCCACGGGCTGAACAGAAATCTAAATAACGCCAGCGGGCGGTGCGTAGGGGCTTTCTTATTTTCACCCCAATAACACCCGCAGCAGGGCCGGTAACTCCAAAGACCTTACTTCGGTAACGTCCATACTTCCCCTCCGGTGACCTGCCGCCTGACCCACGTCACGGGTCTTCCTTTTTTGGCCTTTTATATATATAGGGAGAAAATAAAAAAATAAAAAATAATTTTTAAATCGCCGTAACTGGTGTAATTGTGTAACTGAGGGGCTCGGGGCCCACGGCTCACGGTGCTTTGGGACGGTTCCGGTGTTTGCTGGAAAGGTTGCAGGAGTTACAGGAGTGTTGTTTGCTTGATTCTGGGCCAGAGCTTAATTGCGATATTCCGTTTATGCGTTTTGAAAAGTTTTTTTATTTTTTTTTTTTTTCTCCCTATATACATAAAGCGGTTTGAAATATAGGAGGATTACGGGTAAATTGCCCAGAACTCATCTGAGGAGATTCTGGATGCCAAACCGCTACAATATCCCTGCCAGTGAAAAGCGTAAGCCCGGCAGGCCCAAGAAAACGATGGACGAAAGGGAACGCCACCCTTTGACCCGTCGACAAGAGAAGTTTGTAAAAGAGCTGGTTGCAAAAGACGGCCAGATAACAATGCGGGAAGCAGCTATCAATGCAGGCTACCCGGAGAAGTCAGCCTCCCGGCGAGCTTCTGAACTCACCAACCCTAAAATATCCCCACACGTTGTAAAATCGATAAAGGAATACCGGCAGGAGTTGGATTCCAAATACGGCATTGACTACAAGCGCCATCTTCGTGACCTGCAACGCATCCGGGATATGGCGCTAGGGGACAAAGCGTACAGCGCAGCCGTAATGGCTGAATACCGAAGGGGCCAGGCTCAAGGCGATATCTACGTGTCTAAATCTGAGGTGCGGCACGGCACCATCGAGAGCATGTCTAAAGACGAAGTTTTAAAAGCACTCGAAGAGATTAAATCTGTCTATGAGCCAACAACAGTTGCCGTGGGACACGACTCCGAAGAAGCAGAAAGCAAAGAAGGAAAGCAGCTTCTGGAAATCATTCCAGAGCAAAGCGAAAACACTTCGACCGAAATGGCGTCTGACTCGACTTGAATCCTGGGCATCTCTGGGCGTACCCGATGTCCTGGGATGTGATGAGCAGGGGCGGTTTTTTCTAATCGAACTAAAATCGGTTAAGGGAAATGCCGTCCGTTTGTCGCCCCATCAAATATCCTTCCTAACCACTCACCAACACGCACCCGTCTATTGTCTGGTACACCAGACTCATCGCAACGGTGAATCGGTCTATCTTTATCCGGGCGCAGCGGCAATTGATCTGGCGCGGGATGGCCTGGTGACAGAACCATTACTTCGCCTGGATAAGGAACGCAGCTTCGCTTGGGATGATTTGTTTGTTGCATTAGCACAATAAAGTCGCATAGAATCTCAGATAAGCGTAATGATGCGCTATATAAATTTCATAGGAGAATCAATATGGACATGAAATCAATTACCTTAGTTCCGTTTGGTCGAGACAACTTTCCTGAAAACGTGCAAAAAGCAATAGCTCAATTTATTTGGAAACAATTTGAAGAGAGAAACATCAAACCGAAGTATTACATCCACTGGAGCATCAACGTTGAATATACGGAGGGCAACGATGAAAACTAGAATCCACGTTAATCAGCATAATATCAGGGCAAACGCCAAAGGCGCGAAATTGCCCGTCCTTACCGTTAAAGACTACAAACAGAACCGCAAGTGTAACGAAGTCGAATTCCAGAACGGCCGCCTGGTCTACAGTCCAGACAAGCCCCTGGCATGTGGTGCGAAGGTTTGGATCGAAACAGATGAGCCGGTGAGGATTGTGCAATGACCCTCGATGAAGCTTACAGCAAGACAATTTTAGTCTGGTTTGATCCTGCTAAATTTGGCATCGAACCAACAAATAAAGAATTAATCGAATGGATCAATGTTCGATTAGATAGCCGGATTTTAGAAAGTGGCGTGCGAAACTTACTAGCGGAATACCGGGAGCATCATAAATGTTAATTGATAAATACGAAATTGCCTCTGAAATCCTGGGCATTGATCGGCCGCCAGTTGATTGTGCGTTGCCGATATCCTGGACCCGTGGCGTTAGCAGCTTTCTTAAAGCGATCGATCCGATTGCCTGGGCGAATTTGCACGTACCGGCACATTTTGTCTGGTCTTATGATCAGAATTCGATTCTGGGTAGGCCCCTGGCCATTGACGATACCGGCCGGTTGATCCTAAGTCTTTTATCGGTCAACCCCCCGTCTGTTTCATGATTTTCGTATGGTTAGGGGCATGGATCGATAGCCTGTTTAAGCCCAAACGCGGCCGTGATCCCCCACATATTCGCCAGCAGCGGGCAGAGGAACTAAAAAGATTAAGGCAAGCCAGGCAGCAGCGCCTGGATAAAGAAAAGGAGGATAAACAGAACCGGCCCTAGTGGCCGGTTTTTTTATGCATAGAAATTTTACTTTTTTCTATTATGGGATTAATATGTGCCTGCGTTACTTAATTCACTATTTAAAAGGTAAAGAAAATGAGAATCGAAAACCAAGAGAATACACTGACCAAATTGCTGCAGCGGGTTCAGGATGACAAAGCCAGGACCGAGGATTACTTGGCACCTACCAATGCGTTGCGTTTTATACCCCAGAACGCCCCTGGCGCAGAGACGAGCCCCCGCCTGGTCATTGAATCTGAAGGCGGCGTGCCCACTGCGGACCTGGTGGTGAACGGGGTAGCGTTTGATCAGATCAGCAGCAAGGCTGGAATTGATGTCCGAACCGCGCGACGGTTGCTAACCAACTATCCGCAAGAATACGGCGCATTGATTAATGCAACCTTTGAGCGCGAGCCCGTCCAGCGACTTATCCGCACCCACGCTAACCTTGATGGGCGCCCGGGCGTGGCGCGAGCGTTCGTAAGTGACAAGTTTAAGACCTTCGACAATGCCGACTTGCTGGAAAGTGCTCTGCCCCAGTTAATGGATTCGGACGCCGCCTGGCAAGTGGTCCAGGGAACCGTCACCGATAAGCGCCTTTATTTGCGTTTGAAGTCGGAGCGGTACACCGGGGAAGGCGCGGCCGTGGGCGATATGATGGCCCTGGGCATCGGCCTAAGTAATAGTGAGGTAGGCATGGGCTCTATCGCTGTTTACCAGATGGTTTGGACGCTGGCGTGCTTGAATGGTATGCAAACTGCGAACCGTCACCGTTCCAGCCATATCACCAGTGCCCGCAGCGAATCGGACACCTGGTCACTGCTGACAGATGAAGCAAAAACAGCGGACAATAAAGCCATGAGCTTAAAAGTGCGGGACCTGGTCGGCAGCTACGGCAGCCGCGATGCCCTGGACACTGTCATTCAAAAAATTCAAGTGGCAGCCGGTGATATCGTCCAGGGTAGCGTCAACCAGGCAACCGAAAATCTGGGTAAGGTGCTGCAATTGACCAAATCGGACACCTCGAAAGTCTTGGACGGGCTCCTGGCCACTATCGGCCAGGAAGGATACGCCGGGCATCCAGTTAGCCGGGCAACTATGGTTAACGCTGTCACGGCCGTAGCACACCAGGCCGATCCGGACACCGTCGACGATTGGCAACGCCTAGGCGGCCGCGTTCTGGATTTGCCCGCCAGGGACTGGCAGAGAGTCGCAGCAGCGGCATAACCCCCGCCGATCCAGTAACAAGGCCCCCATGGTTTGCGCCCTGGGGGCTTTTTTTATGGGAGAAATATGCGTAATATTCAAACCCTGGCAGCCGCCAGGCTTAACAATTTTGGAGAACTATCGAAATGACGCAACCTTTTCCAACCTCAGAAACTAAGTTCTACGTTCAGAACATCCGCCAGGAGTTGATCGCTTCGAACGATCCTCACCTGATAACCCTGGGTTTGATCATGTCTGACTTGCAACTGTTTCTCTTGTGCCAATCAATGGAACCGGACGGAGACCAGGCGCGAACTTGCGAAAACTTCCGCGCAGCCCTGGAACGTCACCAGGGACTGGCCGCCGATCTGCAAACCTTAAAAGACCTGGACCTGGAGCCGTGATCAAAGTCAGCCGGATGACCGGCAAGCTAGACGGGCTCGCAGCGATCAACACCAACACCCTTAGCAATGAATTCTGTCAGCAGCAGCACGCCGCCGGTAAAACTATCTGCGGCGATTGTTACAGTGTTCGAATGTTGCAAACTCACCGCCAGAACTGTGTCGATCCCTAGGAACAAAACAGCCGGGCACTGGCACGCCCGATCACCGACCTGGAACTGGCCGCCCTGACGGATCGCCTGGTGAACCTTCGTTTCGTTCGCTTCCACGGGCATGGTGAGCTGCAGAACCGGGACCACTTGAGGAACTTTGTTCGGATCGCGGCTGCGCTGCCGGGAACTACCTTTACGCTCTGGACTAAACGCGCCGATCTGGTCCGATCGGTTGCCAGCAGCGGGCCGATCCCGGCGAATCTGATTCTTATCTATTCGAATCCGCGCATCGATCGCGTGCGATCCGATCCGCCCCGACACTTCCACAAAGTCTTCAACAACACCCGTGCCGCCGATCCGCGCGACAACTGCACCGGCCGTAAATGCCTGGACTGTCTCAACTGCTACCAGGCAACCGGGCCGGTCTCAATCATCGAAATAGTTAAATAGGAGAAAATGAAAATGCTTTACTACTTACCGAACCCGCTCGATCCCGCCCAGGTAATCGCGATCGAGCATCGATCGACTGGATACCGCCCGCAGCGGGCAGACAAGCACCTGGACCAGTCCTGGTGCGATGGCATGAACGCGCACACCGGGATTACCCGCGAGGAAGCGATCCTGGCTTTCTACTGCTCGTTCACCGAGGACCATCCCAACTGGGCACGCTTGGACCACCTGGTCCCGATGCGGCACGAGCCCGGCTACCTCACCCCCTAGTCGCCACCCTGGCACGAGAAACCCGGCCGCAGCGCCGGGTTTTTTTTCGCCTGGCAAACGCTCCCAGGTAAACTCCCGCCGATCCTGGCCGCCCTGGGCGGCCCTAGAACACCTGCAAACGTACCGCGTACCGCCACCCTGGTCCCTGGCCCGCCTGGGCGATCCCTGGCGCCTGGGCCGGTGGCCGCGATCCCTGGCACGCCTGGCAAGAGCCCTGGTCCCTGGGCCGGTGGCCGCGATCCCTGGCGCCTGGTCCCAGGACCGCGTGCCGGGGCCCCTGGTCCAATCGAGGCGGATCGCAATTAATTGGCCGGATTTCACGTACAAACGCGCCCGGGACCCCTTTTACTCGGGTCGCGTGCTTGGGCATGTTTTTCACGAACAATGATGAGAAAAAACAATTTGAAAAGTCGCGAAAAAATTGCAAAAATCCATATAAGTTGAATCGCATAAAATTGCATATAAGACCGCACAGGGGCCCCAAGACGTGACTAGTAAATTTAAAAAAATTCAATTGAGCATAAACGCCGTGGAAGACGACATGTATTTGAAGGCAGATGGTTTTGATGACGCTATAATTGGAACGGCTTACGGAACGACGGTAAGTGACGACGAGGGGCCTGTTCTGGTCTACGATATACAGAAATGCATTGATATCCTGATGGATGGGGCGGTGGACATGACTCGTGAGGACGCCATAGAGTATTTTGACTTTAATGTCCTGGGCGCGTTCATGGGCCCGCAGACCCCGATCTTTATGAATTCTGGCGACGCCGATCTAGTAAAGGCTTTGATTGCGGATGACTGATCCTTTAGACAGCCCGGATGAAGTTGCGGACCGTCAGCTAAAGCTTCAGTTGCGTTTGGCGCAGTTGGAGCGCGTTGAGGCGTGCCAGCAGGACTTCTTGACCTTTGTCCGCGCGATGTAGCCCGAGTTCATTGCGGGTAAGCACCATCGTCTGATTGCTGAAAAACTGGAGGCCGTGGCCAACGGCAAGCTAAAGCGTCTGATCGTCAACATGCCTCCGCGTCATACCAAGAGTGAATTTGCTAGTTTCCTGTTTCCTGCTTGGATGGTGGGGCGCAACCCTGCGATGAAGATCATTCAGGCCACGCACACCACGGAACTTGCGGTAGGTTTCGGTAGAAAAGTAAAAAATCTGATTGAGCGAGAAGACTATGAAGAGATTTTTCCTGAATCGGGTTTGGCCGCCGATTCGAAAGCTAGTGGAAGGTGGGATACTGCTCGCGGCGGTATGTATTATGCTGTCGGTGTTGGCAGTAATCTCGCTGGTCGTGGTGCTGATTTATGTATTATCGACGATCCCCATTCTGAACAGACTGCTATGTCGAATACAGGCTTTGATGATGCCTGGGATTGGTACACAGGGGGCCCCCGTCAGAGGCTCCAGCCGGGTGGAGCGATAGTTTTGGTGATGACTCGTTGGTCTGAGAAGGACTTGACGGGTCAATTGGTGCGTCAGATGGCTCGTGATCCGTTAGCGGATCAGTGGGAGATAGTAGAATTCCCTATGGAGCTGCCTTCTGGGGACCCTGTGTGGCCGGAATATTGGTCTTTGGACGATTTGCAGGCGGTAAAAGCGTCTATTCCGCCAAATAAGTGGAACGCGCAGTACCAGCAGCAGCCCACGGGCGACACGAATGCGATCCTGAAGCGTGAGTGGTGGCATTTTTGGGAAAAACCGTCAATACCTAAGCTTGAATACGTTATTCAGAGCTATGACACGGCGTTTTCTAAGCGAGAGACGGCTGACTACAGTGCGATTACGACATGGGGTGTGTTTCACCCGGACGAGGGCACGCAGCCCAATTTGATTTTGTTAGATTTGCAGAAGGGGCGGTGGGATTTTCCTGAACTGAAGGCGATTGCGTTTGACCAGTACAAGTATTGGGACCCTGAGACGGTAATTATTGAGGCGAAGGCTTCTGGTATGCCGTTAACGCACGAACTTCGGAATATGGGAATCCCTGTGGTAAACTTTACGCCGTCTCGTGGCAATGATAAGGTCACGAGAGTCCACTCTATTGCGCCTCTTTTGGAAGCAGGCATGATTTGGGTGCCGGATGAGCAATGGGCTCATGAGTTGATAGAAGAGTGTGCTGCGTTCCCTAACGGCGAGCATGATGATTTGGTTGACAGTACCACTCAAGCGTTAATGCGTTATCGTCAGGGTAACTTTGTACAGTTGCCTACCGACGATTGGGGTTCCGAAGAGCCTGCCAGAGTGCGGGCTGCGTATTATGGGTGAGGGTAGCGGTCGATGACCAGAGACGAAATAGCGCAGGCACTACAGTTAGAGCTTGCGGAATACGAAAACCAGTCGGATATCAATACGGCTAGGATTAGGGCGGATCAGTGGGCGCGGGACAATGGGGTTGCGTTAAACGACCCTAATTATCAATCAGCGTTCAACCAGGTCCGTGGCCAACTGTCCATTGGGGGCTCAGGCACCGGGACGGCTACCGCCACGGGTGGAGACGGCATTGTTAGTTTGTCTCCTATTCGCTCTGCGGAAGGTGCAAATTTTCAAGATTTACCTCTTGCTCCTGCGGAGCCTCGCCAGCCGGGTGCGGCCATGTTTGGTGCGGAGGAATTGGCGTCTCGTCTGCCTTACGATCCACAATCGATTACGCAAACGCCCGCGTATAACGTCGCGGGGCCCGCTGCCCTTACGTTCTACGACAGAATTCTTAATCGCCCGGTGCCGGTGGTATCCAAGGGTGTTTTGCCCAGTGGTGAGCCGACGACTGGTATCACTATGGGGCGTGCGGATTTACAGCCTTCTGGAGAGATGGACATCACAGCGGTGTTTCCGTCCACCGGAGCTAACATAATGGGCAGTGGCCTGGGTGGCACGACGGTAGGTTTGTCTGCCGAGCAAGCGGCTGCGGCGGGTCTGCCTCCGGGTAGCGCGACGGGTACTATCTTGACCACTACGGGTGATCAGTTTGTAACGCCTGGCGGCACGCGGACCTCGGACCAGGTGATTGGCACTACGGGAGCCACGCCTACTACGACAAGCACTTTCACCACGGATACCACGGGGAACGTGGTTGGTTCTCCGTTAGCGGGGACCACGACGCCTACGACGCCTACGACGCCT